ATATCTATTACCACCTTCCCAATCTTTGTCATACACATATGTTACATGATTACTTGCAACACCATCAACATTATAATATTCTACCTTAAATGATATCTGATTGTCTATTTTATGTGTTGTTTCTACAAATGTTTTGATTCTAGTATAATTGGGAGTATAACCAACATCATTATCTGTTGTTGTTTTTACATCCGATATTTGCCATTGGCCAGATTCTACTACAAATATTAATGCACCGTGGCCAGCATTATCAGTTTCAAAATTAAACACAACATCATCAAATCTTTGTGAATCTGCAGTTACTCGTAGTTCTCCAATTCGTTTACCCAATGTTACTGGTAATTCCTGATTAAATAAATCTGTCGTATCAAAATCAAATGCACTACCGGACATATAAACACTAATAACCGGATCATTGTTATTGCTAACACTACTACGTGTTCCTAATGCATCAAATGTTACCTTATATGAACTAGTTGCAATAAATACTCCATTATATGCATTTTGTGTTTGAAATGTTAAAACACTGTTATTTGCTGTTATATCAGTAGCACTATCTATTAATACGGCTCTACCCAATGATGCTGTTGTCCATGTTAATGTTGGAGCGGTGCTTTCTATATTGCCTTGATATGAATGACCTTCCCAATATGTGTCAATCGTGCTCTGTGTTACAAATGTTCCTATACTAACGTCTGGTAATAGAGATGATGTGCTAGGCACAAATATTTCTGTTTCTTCTAATTCAACATCATTAATAAGATCCCATGTTCCTACAGTTCCTTTATTATTAGTATATATTTTTATGCGACTAATGTCACCAGTTGCTGGTTCTAAACCTTCTATTTGAATATATGCAAAGGATTGTGAATTTTCAGTTTCAACATATGTTGGAGTTGCTTCATATGATATAGAATATGCAGATGCATCAAATGAATTATATGTATGCGGAAAAATACTTTGGCTACTATACACTGTATATTCTTGATCTAACAATGCTGTAGTCGGAGTTAATATCTTTTTTATTGTTGATGTATATGCCGTTGTACTAATCGGATACGCTGGTGTAGGGGTTGGATTTGTTGGTGTTGAAACTGTAAGTGTTCCATTTTGCATATCAGACTCTAATTCTCCACCAATTAATTCTATTGCTGGTTGATTATTCAGTGAAAAGAATCTTACTTGTCCGGTATTATATGTTGGAAATTGTGTTGTTGCATATTGTCTATCCAACTGCACTCCAATTTGCTCTTTAACGATAACTGTTGGTAATCGGTCAAATATAATTTCAGAAACATTAGCAACCATCGGATTAACTGGTACGGTACGTGACCATCTAACATTGACTTTGTTTTGCCAATCCGGTGGTGTTGGATTATTTTCTATGGTGGCAGCATCAGCTACTAATGTAATGGTACAATCACCAGGAGAGGTATCTTCATAAATATAAATTGCAATAACACGACTCTTATCTTCATCAATATAATCAACAACTTCAGAATATATAGGATCACCGTTATAATCTAAAACTTCAAACCCTAATGAACCACCGGTGCTTAAATTAGTTGGATGGCCTCGTAATTTAAATAAATTTTTACCAGCAGTTAATCTAGTTGGAAATTCTGATATTTGAAAGTATTCTGGAGATGTTAATGATTTATCTTCATACAAAACCGGTATAAATTCTAAACCTTGATATACAGCTTCTTTACGTTCCATTGATAATTTACACTTTATATATAAATATCAAATGTGTAGAATCTGGCTATATCCGTCAGTTTTGTTTACTTCAATTAGGTTGTCTACCATATCGCGCATAGTATCAACGTGTGATATAATAATTGAAAAATCAAATTTAGTTCTAAAATAATCAAATAGATTTGCAACTGATGCAATATGCTCGGCATCTAAACTTCCCCAACCTTCGTCGATTGCAATAAAATTAGGTCTAGGTAATGCAGACACATTGATAAGTGCAATTCTAATTGCTAAACTAGATATAAATCGCTCCATACCACTCGTTAATTCTAATGGCCAATAGTTATCTTCATCATATATAATATATCCGTTAATATTTTTACCATCAGTATTCATAACCATATTAAAATCAACTACTTGATTTAAAACATTATTTATTTCAGTTTCAATTTTTGGTATTGCTTTGGATATTAAGTCATATGGAATACCATCACGTTTTACAGATTTCAAATAGTATTCATATGCTTTATATTCAATTTCTAATTGTCGGTATATTTCTAATTGTTCTAATGCAGTTTTTCTTTTTGTTTTAGCTACCTCAATTTCTCCATGATTCGTTTTTATCTGATCTTGTAATTTTTTAATCTTTTTTGTTACATTGTCAATTTCGGACTTACATGTAGTAATTTTATTATCTATTTCAATATTATGTTGTATAGCAGACTCATTACGTTTAAACAGCTCTTGTCGTTCTATGTTATTTTCTAATTCTGATTCTTTTGTTTGAAGATCATTTTCATGAATTTGAAGTTGTAGTTCATGTAGTTCTATTTTATTTTTATATAACTTAATATTATCAATCGAATTATTATAATTTGTAAGATCAGTTTTAGCTACAGTTAACTTGTCTATTATTGTATTTTTTGCATCAATATTATTCTGAATATTATTTAATATTTCTCTATCTTGATTAATCTCGTTCTTTGCTTGTATTGCGTCTTGCACAAAAACGTTAGAGACACAGTATTTACAATCTGGATCATATTCGTGTGTTTCGAGATGTTCAATTTTTGTTTGCTTATCATTTACAATCCTTTGTTGTTTTTTCAGATCATCTTGTAAATCATCCAATTGGAATTCAGTGTCTGTTAATTGCTGAACTTTATCTTTTAAGTCTTGTACATTATAATTTTGTGTTTTAACTGTTTCAGATATATTATCAATTTTGTCTTGATATTTTGTTATTATTTGTTCAGTTTCGTCAATTGTTGTTTGTAATGTTTCTATTTTATCTATTAAATCAGTTTCTGTTTCTTGTAATATACTAATATCATCGCCTTCATAACTAGTAGGTTGTTTAGTTTCTATTAATTGCAATATATCTTCTTGCAGTTTATTTCTTAAATCCTGATTTGTTGATTCTTTTTTATTTGTATCTTTTATTAGTTTGCTATTATCTTTAATAACAATGTCAGCTGATGTAATAGTTTCAGCAAAATCTGTTTTCTTGAATGCTTTTAATCTACCAGCCGTTTCTTTAATTTCATCAGTAGCTAAATGATATAATTGTTCAAATACTGTTATATCTAAAAACTGTGATAATAGATCTTTTCTTTCTCGTTGTGATTTTTCTATAAAGTTATTATTATCTGCTTGCAAAGAAAATGCAGTTAATATAAAATCATTATATGTTCCCAGATAACGGCGAATACTTTTATTAGTATCACTACGTTCATCACCATTTAAGTTTTCAGTTTCGGTATAAAAATTAACATCTACTTTAACATGATTATCTTTCTTTTTATTACCAACACGTTCAATAGTATATAACACATCATTCATTTTAAATTTAAAAGTACCTTTAAACGAACTTTGTTTATTATTCAATACTTCATGTGCTTTACTAGTTTTACTACATTTATCAAATATAGTATATGTTATTGCGTCTAATAAAGATGATTTACCACTAGTATTTGATGCAAATAAACCACAGACATCACTCATTTTATTAAAATCAATTCGATTACCTTTTCCATATGAAAACATATTTTCGAATTCAAATGAAACCGGATGCCATGTTATATGCCTTACAGATTCTACGGCAGGTAATTTTGAATTAATGGATCTGTTAATATGTCGTATTGCGTCTAATTCGTCTGGAGTAGCTGTTGGGAACTTAACGTTAATAAAATCAGTTAATAATGTATTTTGATACTCAACATCTCGGACATTGCCAATTGTAATTGAATTTGCATTTGTTTCGTGTTTTGCTGCAATTGTTCTTTGTATTGTTATGTCTTGTACATTATATTTTTTACGTATTGCCGTAACAAGTTTTTTCATATCAGCCGCACTAGTTTCGTTAAACTTGATTCTGATACGAGGTTTATTGGGCATACGATGTGGCGACTTAATTATATTAGGTCCATCGGTTTCTATGGTAACATATCCATAGTCATTATGTATTTCTACAAAATCAGCCTTTTGAGTTTTAACGTCCCAAATTAATATTCCATGATCTAATGCTTCTCCATGATTTTGTTGTATCAATGATCCAGGATATGCAATAGTGTCTGTTAAGAATTGAGCTGGTTTATGTATATCGCCTAACAATGTCATATCATGACCATTAAATAATTCAGTAGTTACATGTTCATTTGATATTTCATAACCAATGTCAGTTTTTGCATTATGAACTGCACCATGATGTAATGCAATCTTTATGTTGTCAGTTTCAATGTCATTACCATTAACATATTGTGCTGGTTCTACATCTACTGCCATATGATTCCATGTTATGCCAGCAAAATCAAATACACCATTATCTTTAATAAAAACAATATTATCATTTTTTATCATATCTAATACCGGAGACAATGCATCTTCACGATATAGATTGTTTAAGTTCATGTCATGGTTACCTAAAATTACAATTGTAGGAATATTAAATCCACGAAAAAAGTCAGTAAGCATTCGTATCAATTCAGGCGACATATCTAATTTGCTATGCACAATGTCCCCAGTAACCACTGCAATACTATTTTGTGTTTTAGTTTGATTGATGTGATTAAACATGTTTTCAAAAACGTGTCTATATTCCCGATGCCTTTTTAACGTACGAATATGAACATCAGAAATATGATAAATTTTATCAGCATTCTGTATTTTACTTGGTATTTTTGTTATTTCCATAATAATCCCATTTGGAGTTGCATTAGTTTTTCAAATGTCATGACTCCGGTATTTTCAATAATTTCAGTGATGCGATGGAATCCTAAATCCGATGCATCTTGTTCTTTCAGTTCTATAAAGTATACATTTAATCCTTCGCCCATAAATTTTTCTGCGATTGATAATGCATTTCGAATTGCGTCTTCATCTAAACATATGTAAATGTCTTTAACCCGCTTTTCAATAATTTTCTTTTGCAAATTTGGTTGAATTATTTTACCAAATAATGGTATTGCATTTCTTTTGATTGCAATTGCATCAAACGATCCTTCACATAATATAATTGGCTCTTCCCAATTAATAGTTAAATCAAATCCAATAATGTCTTTTGATATTTTAGGATTTTTATGTTTGTATTTATCTGCTTTATAATAAGCTCTACTTACAAAATAATTTAATTGACCTGTACAGTCATAACTAGGAATAATAATTTTGCCGCTATATTCTCCAGATTCACAATATCCAATTCTATATTTTAATATATCAAATATTGTTACTCCTCGTTTTTTAAGATATGACATCGCATTTCTAAAATCTGGAGTTTTCTTTGGTTTCCATAATGGTCTATAATCTTCTGGTAATGCAATTACCTCAACAACTTTCTCTTCTGTATCAAAATTCTTGTATTTTGCTGATTGTATTATTTTAGATAATTGTTCGAAATATTGTTTACCCAAGTTCATTTGTTTGAATAAACTATTGATACTTCTTCCCTTTTTATCAGATATCCAACAATGCCAAGCATTTTGACCGTCACTCGTTGTGTTGATGTCTATTTCTAATTTAGGTTTATAATGTGAAGTAAATGGAGAGAAGAATGCAACGTTATTACCTGATGTTGATTTACCTTTTCCTAGTACTGATTCTAGTAATTGTAATAACTTGAGATTTTGCATATAATATATAATAGAAAATTACTGTAATATATCCAATTAATTATTATTATATATATTATATATTAATATTGGTTAGACACATACACTCCATTTCTGGTCTAACGATCGATCCAAGACTGAATCAATCATTTTAAATAATTAACATCATTTTAATGAATATATTATTTTTTTTTCACAAATCAAACCTTATTTGAAAAAACGTTTCGGATCTTGTGCTTCTTCACCTGGTTTCAAGCATTCTTGCATCCATTCTACTGGTATTTCTTTTTTTGCTACGTTGGGAATACCTAGCTTGATTGCATATGCTTCATATGTTGTTTTACTGGCTTTAGATATCTTTTGATTGGGATTTTGAAACACCATTCTTATATCAATATCTGGATTTGACTTTAATACATGTTTCATTTTTTTGCGATCAACTGCAGTCCATCGACCTTTTGTTTCAATGTACATTAATTCACCGTTCTTTTTAGTAAACACAAAATCTGGAGTATATTTATGTTTTGATTCAGGTACCGTATAATGAAGCGTTTTAGTTTCATAACAAACTTCATATGCATTAGATTTTATTTGTTCTGCTACAGTTAATTCTAATCCTGATTTATAACCGTATTTATAAGCTGCTTGTCGTTTTTTACTTCCAGCAGTATGCCAATGATTTCGTTTCATGTAACTTGTTTTCTATTATTTTTTAAAACGTGTTGTTAACAATATATAAATTGATAGTATTGGGAATATTATTGAAAATCCCCAAAACGCCATTATATTTTTTAATTGTGTCATAACCATCATGTTTTAAAAATCAGTATCTACATTAAATACTGCTCTACCTCCAGCTAAATTCCAATAATGTACCGATCGCGCGTAATTATAATAAAACATACATGGTATAGTATATGAACTTTCATCTCCTGCATAATTATAATATGCAGCGGATGTAGTTGGGTGATTTAAAGCAGTATTAGACGAGTTTGCTTTAAGAATTAAACCATTCTGAATTATTTTCCGGAACTTCTCATTTGAGATGTTTGTTACCGAATCATTTGTTCCAACATATTCCCAATCATATTCAACATTTAATGCGTCATTAGGAACATTATACATATCCATATATGGCTCTATATATTTATTATAATAATTTATTACTTTTGGTTGTATATTCGATTGAACCCATGGTTTCACTAAATCTTTCAATGCAGCTGCTTCATCATCATCAAAAGCTTTATACCCAACAAACTGACTATGATCATTGACATAGTTAATAAATTTTAATAATATATCTTCAGTCTCTGCAACAGATTGCGTATATAAGTTATCTATATCTTCCGGCGAGTCAGTCGTAGAAGTCGGAGTCGTTTTCTCCGTAGAAGTTGGAGTCGTTTTCTCCGTAGAAGTCGTAGTCGTTTTCTCCGTAGAAGATGTGCTGCTATCATTTCCCGGATACGTTTCGTCGGCCGACCTAGTCATAACTTGTTCTTTAAGTAAATGTTCTTGTAATAAATCTTTAAGTTTTATATTCATGCCGGTTCCTTTAAAATAATTTGTCGATTCATTTGTAATAGATTTTGCGTTTAATGATAACAACAATTCGCCTCGTAATGAATTAAGTACTAGTTTTTTCCTGCCTTTGTTCCAATCGTCAAGTAAATTTAATCTCCACAACAGTTTCTTTGTTTTGGGGCCGAAAACTCCTCCAAACTCATATTTGCCGGAAGTTCTAAAAAGTCTCAGTTTTGCAAAATTTGCAAATTCGGGATTCGAAGCTGGTGCTAATTTTAGCCCAACCTGATATAGTAATTCTTGAAATGCTTTCTGCTCCTGAGTTCCTTTTGGTTTGTCTGTACCTACCTGGCTAACATCAATATTCTCAGAATTGGCTAATGCTGATCGAATTGCTGACACCTGTTTCTTAGCTTCAGCATCTGCCTTCGCTTTTGCTTCAGCATCTGCCTTCGCTTTTGCTTCAGCATCTGCTTTTTCTTTAGCTTCTGCTTCTGCTTTTTTCTTTTCAACGGCATCTTGAATATTTTGAAAATCATTAATATCTATAATAGGAGCTTTATCCGTTCCCCCAATTCTAAACTTATTTAAAATTTCAATGTCCGATTCGGTTTGTCGTATTATATATATCGGGAAATACATTACAGCTTTATTAGTTCCTTCTTTTTCTTTGTAATCTTCTCCAATAACATAAAAATATTCACCTCTAGAATATATCGAATTATCACCATATATTGATATTCTAGGTAATACCGATGCAACTTTTTGTTTATCAATTGGAGATTCTTTTTTACCAAAAACATAATAAAGTAAAAATGAAATTGCTTTTAATTGTTTAGCTTTCTGATTAACAGCATCAGTTGATACCGTTTGACCAATAGTTCCGGGTTTACTTTTTCTTGCTTGTTCTAATACTATTTTTTCGAATCGTTTCATTTATTATTATCCATTTTATATAAATATGTTTTTGTATAATTTACCAGTCTATTAAAACTAAACGACCCTGCCAACGCATTATATTATCGGTTTTAAAGTCTAAATCTAAATCTAGGTCCATTATACCCATTTTATTAATATCTCGTTGTAACGCTCGTAAAAAGGATATTAATTCAGGGTCTACGTCTCGTGCTCCGTCTGCATTAATATAATCAAACACTGAAGCTTCGCCTCCTATTTCACGAGCATACTCTTTATATGAATTCATGAACAAGTCAATATTATTTACATCATTATTATTTAATGAGCTTGCTTTAGACATTATGTATAATTGTTTAACATCA